AAGGGAGCTCTGCGTACTTATATCTTCGGGCGTGATGGCATCTACAGCATCAAGCTCGGCGCACAGGGCGACACTGAGTTCGGAGACGGCGAGTGGTCGAACATCAAGCCCAACATCGTCCAGAACGCCGACCCGTCTGTTGCCGATCCCGAGGGACTGATCCCCGGCTGGACCAGCTACCGTGTCCACTTCACCACTTCTCTCGGTCCTGACACGACCGTGCGAATCCGTGAAATCGACGCGGCTTCTGCAATCAGCTAAGGCAGAAATAGATCAATGGCGTATGGGAGCAATCTCATACGCCACTTTTCTTTGCTTTGACGCAGTACGAAAGGGAAAAACAGCATGGCGCAACAGACCACCGGACTTGGAACTCCGACCCAGATTGTAGTGGACTCGACAAACGTAACCTTGTCTTTGAGTGGCACGACTACCCATCAGATCAATCCGCAGATTCAGGACGCAGGCGGGAATGAGCAGGCAACGGGAACACCCCTTGTCCTTACCGCAGTCGCGGCCTCCAGCGGCGGAACCGCCGTGTATACCGGAACCATTACCGGAGGCGCTGCCAATGCCTTTGCCGGTAAGACTTTTGTCGTAGCGGGATTCGCAGGAGCGAACAACGACGGAACCTTCGTCGCCACTGCCTCCAGTGCGACCACCCTTACCCTGGAAAACGGGGCGGCAACCGCAGAGACTCACGCTGGCACTGCCACACAACAGGAGAGCACATCGCTCACTTATGTTGCGTATGGCGCTTCCAACGTAGTCAGCGGCTCGAAGGTTGCAGTAGCGACGGTATCGGCAAACGGGTTGATTACAGCTACGGCGGAAGGATCGACCACGGTAGAAGTATCCTACACCTCGTTCAATAATGCGGTTGGAGACATCGTTTCTGCCGGGAACATTATGAACGGCCTACCCATCAACAAAATCTATACGACTATCAACGTGAACGTTGTAGCCTAACCGCCGTTTGTGGAAGAGGAGACACAATGGTATGTGAAAACTGTGATGCGGAGCGTAGTGTTACCCGAGTTCACAATCGGGCACTACGCCGCGTCAATACACTTTTGCGAAGGAAAGAACAAGACCTTCGAGTCCATGCAGACGAGATGTTTTTCGCTCTATGCGAAACCAACCATTCAGCAGAACAGGCGATGCGTGAAATCTGGGAGAGAGCTGGTTTACAGGAAGTATGCAACCCAGATGACTATGAACTCATAGTCGAGGCAGCGGTCGGAGCTTGTAACAAAGCCGGTCTAGTTGCACCCGCCAGCGGTTATCGTGACCCTGCCGCTGCTGAGTAAAATTTGATGCCAATTTCTAGTTACCGGGAAGGGTGGATTACCCAGACCGGCCAACCGGAATGCGGCTTTTTGACCTCTCAATCCCGGCCAGGAGACTGAGGTCACTGCCACCAATGAGTAGCGTTCATTGGCCGAGCGTCATTGGCTGGCAGACACGTTATTAGAACCACCAGCAGCAACCAAGAGGAGAGACTTGGAATGGAAGTAGATGCACAGCAAGTCATGGCGTCTCAAGGCACACGCCTGAGCGAGAGGAACCCGTGGGAAACCTACGGCGCGGAGATGGAAGCGCGGATGAGTCCAGAGATGGCATCCGCAGTGGCAGAGTACGCCGAGCGCCGCTACGAGAGTGACCAGACCAGTTCGGAAAACAAAGAGGAACTCCACCGCCAACGTGAGATCAGCACGGAACTGGCGAAACAATACCAATGGCTCAACCCGGAAGAGTACGCCGACTTTGGCGCACGAATCGGACGGGTGATGAGTCATGCGGAGTTCATCAACACCTTGCGGAAGTCTGGGATTCATTGTCACTACCGACAACACCCGCAAGCGGATAAAGCCGTTCTCTATACATCGAAGTACGGTTGTGACACCGCTGAGATAGCGTGTTGGGTCCAGGTCGGGCAGATGCCTGAATTATCCATCATGCGTTTTGACGACCACGGTGTACCGCTCGATGAGCGCAGGCGCGGATGGCGCACTTCATTGCTCCAACTCATCCTCAAGGGAATCATTACCGAGGAAGAAGCAAACAAAGCCTTCGGCAGGCCGAAAGAAACAGAACAGTTTCACCGTTACAACTCAACCCTACAGAACTTCCGCAACGCGGGAAGCAGCCTGTAAGTGGACCCTAAAAGGAGGGGATAGGAAATGACACAGAAGAACATCAACAACAATTTGCAGGCGATTGCGTCTGGTGTATCCGGCGCAGTTGCATCTGAGACAAATGAGAAGATCGGCACGATTCAGGAACCCGTAGCAGCCATCCCCAACACAGCACCGAAGCAGTCGGTAGCCGAGATGGAAGCCGAGATCAAGGCACTGGAACTCGAAGAGAAGCGGCTGGCCGTAAAGTTCGCCAAGGCGAATCTTGAGGACATGCAGGAACGGTTGGACGAGCGTCAGATCAAGCGCGAGAACGTCCGACAGACGAGCGTCACCAACGGCACAACCCTCAAACAGACCAACGCCATCGACGTGGCGAACCAGAAGCGTTGCAACCATCGCAAAGGTGGGAATGAGGCCAGCGGATATATCGGCGGACAGGGCGACTCCCCGCAGTATGCCGTCATCAAGCACACCTTCGCCAATGGCGACCAGTGGGTTCGTTGTCAGCGTTGCGGTAAGACCTGGAAGCCTCCGGTCGAATCAGAGCACCTGACCAAAGAATCTTACACGGCGGCTCTGGCAATTTACAAAGAAGCCATCAGCTTCCCAACTCAAAATAAGAACTCTTCCTCTGTCGTATTTCAGTTCTCAGACGGCGGCGAGTTCTACCGCGAAGTAACGAAGGACGCAAGCCTTCGCTAGATTCACATCGGGCCGCAAGCATCCAAAGCTGCGGCCCGCTTTCTTTGCATGACCCGGAGACACAATGGCAGGTAACAGCAACATCACGCTTCAAGAACTCATTGACGATGCATCTTCCCTCGGAGATGTGTCCCCTGCACTAGCAACTGGGGGATTCTCGAATGCTCCTGCCCTGTCTATTGCAAACGATGTAATGCAGGCCATGATAAACGGTGGCCCTGCCGGTCAACCGTACAACTGGAAATGGAACAGCTTCAACGTCACCCCGTTTGCCACCAACAGCTTTCAGCAGGATTACTTTGTACCAGGCGTTGTTAAGGTTGGGTGGCTGGAAAACGCATGGGCCGTGGATATAAACCAGACCTCGATTCCCAAGCAGAAGCAGTACCTCGAAGTGAAACGCAACCTGGAAGTCACCTACGACCAGACGGGGTACCCTGGAAAGATTTGCTGGATGCCAAACGATCTTCTCCAGACAGGAACGTGGGGACAAGCGCCGCTCGGACCTACGGCAGGTTTCCCAAGCGGGCAGACCAATGTGTCAGGCCCCGGAAGTAGTGGGATGCAGAATCCCGGCCCCGGAGTGATCTACACCAACCCGATAGGAACCTTGCAGGCACCCATCAATGCGACGACCTGCATCACGGACCCGAACGGTAACCTGTGGCTACTGACGACCTTTGGTGTATGCGGAAACACGCAACCATCATGGCCGACCAATCCGGTCTTCCCGACCACCCTCAACCCCACGGCTACGGCTACTACGGTTACTGATGGAACGTGTGTGTGGACGGCGATCAACCCGAAGGGACAAGGCTTCCGCCTCAATCCAATCCCGCCGCAGACGGGCGTGATCTGGATGATCCATGTGATCGCGCAGATGAAGGCACCTCGTTTCACATCGGTCACGCAAACCCTGGAGCCGATTCCTGACGACTTCGAGACACACTTCAAGCAGGGATTCTTCGCGGAGTGCTACCGGCGCAATCCCGACCCGAAGGTACGAGCGAAGTATACGATGGAGCGCCAACTGTTCCTCGAAGCTCTTGACAAAGCAGTTCGTCAAGCAGATCGAGAGATGGATGACATGGGCTTCTATCCCGGCAGCGGGATCATGGAAACAGGTATGGGCGTGAACATCAACTCACCCGACCGACCGTATGGCCCGTGGAACGGTTAGTTATTTTGACACATTGTCAAACCTTTTTGGAGATAAGTAATGTCCGCATCTAGTTCAATCCAACTCCTCAACACTGTGGAGTGGAGCAAGAAGTTCACTTTCGGTCGCAGCTCTGTTCTCGGAAACTTCCTTGAACCGGCGATGACCAGTGCCAACACAGTGATGCAGACCATCCTTGGTGCTCCCTTTGCGTGGCGATGGAACCGAGTTATTACCGGGTTCGTTACTACAGCAGGACAGCAGGATTACACCCTGTTCAGCTATAAGGCATCCACCAATGTGAAGGCAGGCTGGCTTACTGTGGACGATGCAGGCAACTCTCAGAAATGCACGACGGCGGGTGCGACTGGAAGCAGCGCACCCACATGGAACCACACCCTGAACAGCACGACCACGGATGGGACGGTCACCTGGACGAATCTGGGACCAATCAACGGAACCACGGCCTCGAATGTGTATAGCTTTGGCTGGATCGAGACCTCTTCCGTTCAGGACGCGAACAACAAGTGGTACGAGATGACCTCGCGGTTGTCTCTTGGTCTGGACTCACAACAGGGCCGACCTGGATTCATTGCCGCGCAGGGAGATGACGGCCAGGGTAACATCACCTTCCGCCTCATGCCCGCCCCAAGCGCGGCGTATCCCGTCGTCCTCACGCTACAACAGAAGCCTCCTTTGTTCACCGGCGTCTCACAAACATGGACACCGATACCGGATGAGTATTCACACATCTACAACTGGGGATTCCTCAGTCTGATGTGGCTGTTCTCTGATGATCCCCGGTTTGGACTGGCGAATCAGAAGTTTGTCGCGCAGCTTCTCGGAGCTTCCGAAGGACTCAGTGAGACCCAGGTCAACATCTTCCTCGGGCAGTGGCAAGCCATCACTGGCCAACCTATCTCGAATCAGGATCGGATGCAGCAAGGGTACCAATCCAGAGGAATGTAACCAGTGAGACAACCCTTTCCCTATACCAGCTTTACTGATACTTCGGGTAACCCGTTGAGTTTTGGATATGCCCTCATTCACTTAGGGGACGACGGAAACGCACCAGACGGATTGATCTGTAACCGGACAATCCTTCGGGTCAACCTGGATGCTAATGGAACCATGCTGACGGTACCGCAGGTATGGGATAACACAACAATCCTACCAAAGGGAACCTACTACGTTCTCCGTGTCTACACGAATGCAGGAGAACTTGTGCTCGGACCCAGAA